CATCGCTGCGGCGCAGACGAAGACCGAACAGACGAAGGTCACGATTGAGGAATCCGACCAGCGCGGAAAGTCCAGCAAGATCGAGGTGCAGGAGATCCTTGCAGGACTCCCAACGTTCCAGCGGTTCGCTATCTCGATTGGCGTGAGCACTAAGACGACGGAAAACTGGCGAAAGCAGTACCCTGAGTTTGAGGATGCCTACTGGAAATGCAAGGACATCATTGAAGACTTCTTCGCGCAGGGTCTTTCGTCTGGCAGGATGAGCGGCATAGGAGCGGTATTCCTCGCGAAGAACATGACCCGTTTCACAGACGATACGACTCTCACGGTGCAGCAGCCGGATCGAGAGAAGCCAGTTCTGGCAGGAAAAACGCCGGCGCAACTGGATGCGCTGAAGGCTGTGGTATTGGCCGCTGAAGCTGCCGGGGTGAAGGTGTCGATCGAAGACACACCTACCGACGCCTAAGCCACCTTCAGCATCCGCCCGATGTACTGGAACACGAACGGGCCACCCTTGCGAGTGCGGTATCCGTGGGCGTTCAGGTCGGCAGCAATCTCATCGTAAGTCTTGCGTTCCGAGCGGAGTTGCCGGACCCGCGCCAGAATCTCCAGTTCCCGAGTGTCTTCGGTCAGAGCATGGCGGATTTTGTTTTTGCGTTCTTCGGCAGTTCGGCGAGGCGCAGTTTTCCCGAAGGGGCGACTACCGCTATAAGCCAGGCCTTGGGATTTCAGGCTCGATATCGCGTCGGCCTTCTTTAAGCGCTTCAGGAGTTCTTCTCTGGTCACACCTTAAACAATATCACTTCAAGTGAATTGGAGTCAAAAGGTTGACAGATGTCAATCCGTGACATACACTTCAGAAGTGACGATTCGGGAAGCTTTATATCTGGCGGTTGTGGTTTTTCAGGCGTCGGCGGTGTGGTTTATGTACGGGAAGGTGCTCCAGGCGCGGCGAGAACGTGACACGTACCTCGGCAGGTTGCTTGAGTGCCAGAAGAGAAGTGCAAAGTTGCTGGAGAATTCGATTTCACTGGTCTCGTTCAAATGACCTCCTCCGAAATAGTAATGCTCCGCGCTCGCCGCAAGTGGTCGCAGCCGGATCTCGCGAAAGCGCTTGGGATTCACGTCCGCACGGTGAAACGCTGGGAAGATGGAGACTGCGCGCCGTCCGGGATGGCGCTGAAGCAGTTGCAGCGGCTGGCTGCTCCACCAGCACCGCGATGAGCCCTTGGATGCAGATGTGGTCTTGGCATGTTCGTGAGGTTTCTGGCGTGCAGCACCCGTACTCGCGGATTTCGTGGGCTTGGGAGAGTCGCGGTCTGGCGTTTGTGCTTTTTCTGGGAAGAAATTAAAAAAATGCCGATAGCGTTCTTCCAGCCCGACGATCCGATTGAGGAGATCCAATGGATCGCAGCCCGCCCGCAGATCATGCGGTTGATTTGCGGCTGCATGTGGGACGGCGCGAGCGGGGATCTGCTGGCGCTTCGGTCTTGCGCCGGGCACGCTCGGGATGTAGCGCGGTATGCACCGTACGACCGATGCGCTTCCAATGGCATCTGCTATATGTCGAACCCGCCGCAGTTCAAGTGCTGGAAGTGCGGCAGTTTCTGGAAATGTTCCGACGTCAACCCGGTATGTTCTGGCAAGGTGAATCTATGATCGGCCCCCGCCGCGTAGTGATCGAGAGTAATATCGTCAGCGAGACTGACGGGCAGACAGGCAAGATCGTCGGCGCTGAACGCGGTTACTTGGTGGTCCAGATGGACCGCTGGACTGGGCCGATGCTGTTCTGTCCGGATGAGGTACGGCAGGTATGAGCGTCACGAGTATAATCACGTGCTATGGCTGCGGCAAGAATAACGTAGTGTCTGCCTATCCGAACGCTTACGGCAGGATTTGCGTGGAATGCGCGCGCAAGCTTAATTCTTATCGCGAAGAAACGGTTAAGCGCTGCAAGGACTATATTGCCGCTGAGGTACGGCAGGTATGACCGGCTACGTCGATGGTGCTGGGCAGACGGGATGCACGCTGTTAACGACTGGGTGGGATGGATACCCGCAGTCTCAGTGTCAGATCGAGATTCACGGCGTGCAGTGTACAGGAAAAACAGGGAAGCCAGTTCTTGGGGTGAGGCCGATTTATGTGATTGTCTGCGTGGAGACCGGCTATCACTGTGACGATTTCACGCTGACGCTGCATCCGCCAATAGTCCCTTCCGGGATGTACCAAAACGTCGTTGCGTCTCCGGCAAATCAGGCAAAGTTGACACTTTATGATTGATCGTCGCGGTTTTTTGGGCGCTATTACCGCCGCCCTGTTCGGCATTGCCGCTGGGCTCGGTCGGGACCACAGTTCAGAATCGTCGCGTTTCGGCGGTGCCGATGGCGACCTGATGTTCGGCGTTGACTTCGCTATGCCCGATGTAGACGTATCTCTTGAGAGATTCAAGGACAGTTATTTGACCCCTGCGATGGTGTGCCTGAAAGACAGGCTGTCCGATGTTGACATCGCCAAATATCACTTCTTGCCACTGGAACTGCCGTCGTCGGCGAAGTCGTGGATCGAAGAAGTAAACGGGGTGCCATTTCGGCACATTGAGGCATATCGAATGCCAGACGAATATCAAGAGGGCGGTATGGTTCACAGGATCGACGTTCTCCTGAGGAAAAATGCATAGCAAGCAAAACCTATGACTAACGAAATCCAGGCACCACTTCACGACATCATCCGCCGGGCGGCAGAGCGCAAAGGCTCCGGGGCCGCCGAGCAGGCGAAAGCGCTTGAGCGCCAGCAGGCCGTCATCCGCTCAGAGCGCGTCTCCCGGTCCACCAAGGGCGTCAAGGTGCTCGTCTGCGACTATTCCGGAAGCATGGGCGATCTGGTGAACGGCACGCGCAAGATTGACCACCTGCGGATCGCCGTGGCCGACTGCCTGAAGCGGTGGCCTGACATGCGGATCGTGGCATTCTCCGCTATTGCCCAGGAAGTCAAGGCTGTTCCGGAGCCGTACGGCGGAACTGATCTCACTGCGGGTTTGAGCGTCACCGCCGAAATGAAGCCGGAGCGTTCCGTGGTTATCACGGATGGATATCCGAACGACCGGCACACTGCTCTCGACATGGCAAAAAAGATGTCGGGCGTCATCGACGTGGTTTACTGCGGGCACGACACGGACCTCGACGCCATCCAGTTCATGCAGGACCTGGCGGCGGCGGGTTGCGGTCGGCAAGTGACGTGGGAAGGGCAGACGCTGGCTCTGGGAGAGCATGTGGAGCGGTTGATGTTGGGGGCCGGGTGATGGTCGAGCGCACCGTAATATGCCCGACATGCAACGGTACAGGCAATGTACCCGCCATGGCCAGCAACCGGCCTAAATGTAACGATGGCTGCGTTTGCTCGCGTCCTTGCGATGCTTTGTTCTTGAAGAGCAATGAGCATATCCATTGCAGGCTGATTCATGGCCATGCGGGGGAACATGCTGCATAAAACAGAGGGCTGCGGCGAAATAGACCCCGCCATCCACTGGATACGGAATTTCGGCACGGCGTGCGGTGTAAACGGTGCTGGTGGCGTTGAGATAAGCAGCGCCACGGACCCGGCGCAGTTGCGTTTAACCTGCTCTGACTGTGCGGCGCGGTTTTTGATGGAGGTGCGGGGTGAGTGAAAATATCTACCACCACGAGTATGGATCGGACTGTCCGTATTTCGGTAAGCCGTTCGGCTTTGACTATCACGCCACATCCTGCTTTATCCGCCCGTTGGATATCCGCTGTCGGTTTTGCGGATTTACGGCCCAAGTCGTGCTGGACCAGGCGAAGCCTGTTGTCTGGAAGTGCCCACGATGCCGTGATGAGTTCGCGCGGGCTGCTCCGATCCCGCTGCTGGATTCCGATTCAGCATCTTTGTCCGCAAGGATGCTCTACAATGCAGAGCACCGCTACGAATGGGCCGATTGCATGATGGAGGCGAGGGGATCATGTCTGACTTAGGCTTGCAAACCTTAAACGACGATCAACTTCTCGATCTTCTCCAGGAAGCCTGCGCCGAACTGGGGCAGCGCGACCCGGTGGTGCGCAATCTAGCGCAAAAAAGCATCTACGCCGAGGCTGAGCGGATCAAGGTCTACAAAGACTCCATCGCTGAGGCCATCGATAAAGCCCGCGACCAGTACGAACTGTCTGTGCGCAAGGAAGTCGAGGTCGCGATTCAGGAGGAATTCAAGTCTGGCCGATGGAACCCGATGGGTTCTGGCGAAGAGGCGGATTTGATCGTGGCGGCAGACCGGGAAGTGAAGCAGCGGATCGTTGCTGAGGCGCAGAAGGCACTTCAGACGCCTGCCGGGCCGAACTTGTGGCTTCATATCCAGCCCGGCTGCGTGAAAGCGTCGTTCTCGGGCGGTAGCGGGCAGCGGCAGACAGAGAGCGTTGGGCGCATCGACCAGAAGAAGATTGATGCGGTGATTGTGCAGTTGAAGAATACCTTGGGGGTATAGGATGACGTTCGAAGAAGAGCAACGGATCACGGCGTTGAACGCAGCACAGGATGCCCGCGACATGACGCCGAAACACAAATGCGGGCATAACGTGAGTTTGATGTACACGCCCGGAGACGGAAAGCTAGAGGCAGCGATGGCAATCGACTGCGACGAGTGCTACGTCAAGGCGCGTCACCTTCCTAAGGATGACGAAGAAATGATCGAAGTAATGTCCGACTATGACCGGGAGTTGCGCGACAGGGAGCGCGAACTGGAGCGCCGGGGCCTTTGGCGTGAGTGCGCAATCAAGGCATCTGCAAGTTTCCTGACTCTCGACCAGCCGGCACAACTGGCTGACGCGGTTCTCGCGGCGTATGACGCGAAGTTCCTGGGAGCCTTCCCGCCTGCGCCGAAACCGGAGAAGCCGCCGTCTATGGACCCGGTGGATGCGATTTTGGAATCGTTTGGAGGGGTGTGATGGGCGAGGGACTAAGGCGGGCCGTCAAGGCCGCGAAGGCAACACGGAAGAAGTCTGGTCCGAAAGTGCCCCGTTCGGAGTGGACGGCGCTGGAACATAGATTTGACCAATTGGTGGCGCTCTCCGAGAGCCGCGATCAAGTCCAGCGCGTCATGGGCAGGCTTGATCTGAATCGATTCGTCAAAGAGCACGGCAAGGATGCCTGCGATGCCATGTGGGAGCGGATCAAGTGACGGGTGAGAAGCGGTAGATGTGGTGGAGCATCATCCGTCGCCTGCTGAGGGCGCTGTGGCTGTGGCTTCGGTTTAGGCTGAAGCCGCGCAAGCCGATCACCCTTGGACAGTCGGCGGTAGAGCGGATGCGGTTGGCGGACAAGCACCACGCTCTCGCAATGGCCGCGTTCGACTTCGAGATGGCAGTGCATATCCCGAGGGTGCGGCAGTTGCTGTTGGCTGCGCCCGCGACCAAAGCGCCTCCTTTACTCAACGATTGGCATTCGATCCAGAGAGCATACGCAAGTTTTTATAACGCCAGTCTCGCTCAGCAACAACCCACCCCAGATCAACTCGCCGTCTTTAACCAGAACCTACAGAACCGTCAACCAACCTACGGCACGCCAGTAAACTACGTACCCGCCGAATTCCCCAAAGCCGTCTTTCGCGGCACCGAGAGCGCACTCGTCCAGAACTTCACCGAGCAATCAGAATTTGAGGCGAAGGGCTTCAAAGCACGATGACTCAAAAGCCATAAATGACATCTGTCGCACCCACTTGCGCTTTCCAGTACTAATAGAGTATGGTCTGTGTAGGAAGATTGCGGGGTATATCCACACCACGCACCTTCTTCGGAACGCAATTCCACGTCAAGGGTTGCGCATTGCAGGGGATCACCTCCCCGCATTCCTGAGAACTCCGTACTGCGCCTGCTTCGCCCCTCACTCACACATGGATCTGATTCCGGTACTAGAACCATCCTTCATGGCTCCCGTCAAGTTTCACCGTGCGCTCCGCCTCATCGCGGATGGCCAGTGCGCCGTGGTGCGCGGTCCTGACGGGAAGGAAATCGGCCTGCGGTGGCTTTTTTCTGGTCTCGACGCCGCGATAGCATCCGACAAGGGGAACGGAGCATACGCCTCCAGCCACTCAGTCGCCGGGAAGGTACGCATCGAAGTATCCGAATGGGATGGTAACGATCCGTTCGAAGGATGTTCGGCGGTTATGCTGCGCGGTATTTCCGGCAGAGCCGCTTCGTTTTTCTGATGGTACCTGAGATCCAGTTAGGCCCCGTTGAGTGCTACCGAATGTCCGACTATGAGGCCGGAGAATCCGTCCTTCTGGAGTTGGTGGGCGAGTCAATCCAAGTGCGCAGAAACCCTGGAGTTGGCTTCTCTGAGGATGTCGAGTTCCTTCCGGTGCCGAATGGAGCGTTTTCGCTCAAGCGTATGAGTTTTGACATGCTTATTTCTCAAATCGCCGCCCGGCGCTCTGCGCACAACTTACTAAGGACCCCATCATGAAAGTCGTATCCGGCCACTCCAAGCCAAAGAAAGCCTCCGCGCACAAAGGTCGTCGCGCCAGCCACATGACTATCGAGCGCGCCGAGAATGGCTTGATGGTCACGACGCACCACGTTCGCCCGAAAGGCGCGTCGAAGCAGCAGGAAAAGTCCATGATGATGGACGCCTACGAAGCGCCGGAGAAGAAGGTGTTCGCCGGTCGTCAGGAACTCATGGACCACATGGCGGACAAGTTCGGCGACGTGCTCCCGGAGAACGATGCGCCCGTGAAGAAGTCAGCGGCTGCCACCGGCGGAAGCAATCACGGGAGCGCCGATACGCCCGAAGAAACCGACGAGATGGAGTAGGCGTGGCGAGTAAGCGATTCACGGCTAAAGACTCGGGCGATGTTTATCGTGGGCCGATTCGCAAGAAGAGGCAACTTGTGGGGGTGCCTGGGAATTTCATTCCGGTTCCAATATCACGCTTCGCCGCCCGCATCCAACCGACCTCCGGCATCGTCGCGAAGTTCGGCCCCGACACGCAGACGAAGTTCAAGAAGTTCGACGTGAAGACAGCAGGGTCATTTTAATGAAGTTTCGTATGGCGCACAGGGTGTCCGCATAATGCCAGCCACCGTAGTCCACGGACAGCAGAACCACTGGGCGAGCGCGCCAAAGAAAGCGGGCGGGACCAATCCGTTCCTCGGCGTTCTCGACGGACTGGTGAAGCAGCACGAAGCCGGGCTGATCGATCCCGTCACGGAGCGGCGCTGCATCGCGCAGGCCGCGTACTACGCGAAACGCAACAAACTGAACATCACCGTCACCACTATGCAGGACGTGGTTCGGATGGCAGCGCACGCGGACAAGTTGCATCGGTTGCACATGGACGCCATGGCGGCGCGGGAGCGGGATGACTTCAACCCGAATCTGCGCGGGTATGATCGGGCTACCGGTTTCGAGCGATAATAGTTTTCCGGGGAGTAAGACAGCGGTCTCCGCGCATCCCTGGCCCCGCACCAAGTCTGCAAACCGGAAACCCTCCGAACCGGGTTGCATGTTGACGGAGCGGGGATTTTTATCTGATGCCGAATAGCCTGTTGAACATCGAAATGATTACCAGTGAGGCGCTTCAGGTTCTCGCAAACAATCTGCGCTTCGGTGGATTCTCGGTACTCAACCTCCGCGTCTGGGACGGCGACAGCTACTACGGTTGCGCTCGGCTGGTGGATGAGGACGGCCCGCATGTAGGTCGCGTTCGTTTCACCTGCGGCAAGTGCCGCGATGGGATTCTGGCAGCGCCTGGCGATGTGTGTGAGTTCTGCTGGTGTGTGGCCTGCGAGGTCGAGAAGATCGGGGAGACGGTGAACGTCAAGCGCCCGATGCGCTTTGAGAGCACGGGACGCGCAGGAGGAAAGACCGCCGCAGCGGCTGCGTTTTCTGGGGTAAAATTCTAGGCATGGCAAAACTTGACGCCGCAGAGCGCAACTCACTCCCATCCAAGTCCTTCGCCCTGCCCGGTCGCCGTTACCCGATAAATGACGCCAGTCACGCGCGCAACGCTCTCGCCCGCTCGTCTGGCAAGCCGGAAGCGTCCAAGGTCCGCGCCGCCGTCCGCCGCAAATTCCCTGACATGGGCAAGCGAGACGCCTCAAAGACGGTCTCGCTGGCGAGTATGGTGGAGTGATGGACTTCCGCATCGTGAACGTCATTCCTGAAAGCTCCGTCCTCCGACAGCAGCGCATGTTCCGCAGCTTCTTCTCGATGTCGGACCACATGCCGCGCATCACGTTCGCGGAACTCTACGAGACGTTGGCGCACGGCGAGCCCGGCGATTACATTCTGGTGGGGGCATGAATATTCACGCCGCCCCCGATGGCACCCTCGAAAACGCCTGCGAAGTCGATCCGGAGATGATATGGGCGACGAAGGTGGAAGACGGGCGCATTCGACTGTACATCAACGAGACGGATACGTTGACGTTCGACCGTGAGTCGGCGCAGGCTATTGTGCGGGCGCTGAAGGGGATATTGTGAACGTTCACCTGTACGAAGACCATTCGATCCCAGGCGTATCCGCCTACCGCGTCAACGGCTTGCCAGACGGAAAGTCCGCGCGCATTACAGTCTCGACCGTGAACGGCGTGGTCAGCATCGTGAGGCTCCCCGGTACGATTAGCATCGGCCCATTCACCGATCTTGACTCAGCGCTCACCTCTCTCACGGAGCCAGCGTAGTGCGCGCCATCTGTCAGGTGGCCGCCTTCCTGGCCGCGCTGACCATGGCCGTCGTGGCTATGATCCACAACAACTACGGTCTGGCCGGGATCACGTTCTCGATTCTGTATCTGGGTCTGGTGGAGGCCGACGTATGAGAAAATTCAACGTCCGCTGGTGGCTCTTGCTCCCGAAGTTTCCGGAACCGCTTGGACTGCACTCGCACTATCCGGGGATCTACGTGGAAGGTTTGTGCGCTGAGTGCTTGATGGGCGTGCCAACGATTCCGATTGTTACGGAGTACGACGCCCATCAATTCATGTGGGGAAAGTTCTGGGCTTATCACGACGAATTGGTCGCCACTGAGTCTTGCCGGGTAACTGCATGACCGGCGACCGCCGCAAGAAAACAGCCCGCGACCAGAACTTCCGCCGGCTGGCGTCGAAAATCAAAGACGTAGCGCATCTGGAGCGCCTGGTAGCGCAGGCTGATCCGAAGATGCAGTACGCGCTGCGAAGCCTGATGGCTCAGCACGTCAAGTTCGACGCGAGCGCGGCGCTGGACGTACCCGAGCCTGTGCGAGAGCCGCATCCGCTGCTGGCACCGCCGCAGGACGACCGCATTTACTCGTTTCTAACTCTTTAAGGAGGATTCATGTCCCATATTCCGTGCCCGGTGTGCCAAGGCTTCAAGATGATTACCGACGACGGCGTGCGCAAGCAATGCCCGCAGTGCGTTGGCGAAGGTGCGGTAAACCAGAAGACTGGCCGGCCCGATTCGTGGGTTGAGCCGGAAGTTGAGCCTGAGGAGCCTGTGGCTGAAGAACCTGTGGCCGCCGTCGCGCCCGAGCTGGAACCGGAACCCGTGGCCGTGGAAGCGCCCGCCCCGCCCTCCGCCGACCTCGCTCCCGCTGCATGATCCTTCCCGGCCTACCCGAAGGCGTCGATCTCCTGGGCTACCGCCCCGTCGAAGCCGGCGAATTCGCCTGGATTCTCGGTGCTGCGCTCCCCGGTCCCATCGGTCGCGCGATGTTCGTCGTGACCCCGCTGTCCGGTTACAGTTTTCAGTACGATGTCATCAGCGACACGTACCGCGTTATCTCCATGAAGGAGGTGATCCCATCTGCCGCCTTGGCGGCTACGTCCACACCGACTACCGACACGGCACCGATGACGATGAATTTCAACGACGCGCTGCAAGCCATGAAATCCGGCAAGAAAGTGGCACGCGAAACATGGAAAAACCGCTGGCTGGAACACAACGAACGGATGCTGCCGCAGATCGCGCAGATGCCGGAACTGGCTGTGTGGGTCCACTCGAAAGCGGACCTGGCAGCGCGGGATTGGGTGGTTATATCGTGACGGGACCGCTCCCAGCCACTTCCTGGATGGGCCGGGATCACTATCCGGTCGAAGCCAGCGTGCATCCGGTCGAAGCCAGCGTGTCCATCGCCTCTGACGGCACCATGACTGGGGACCCGCAGGATATCGCCGATCTGCTGGAGTTTGTGGCTGTGAGGGCGAATCTGAACAGCGATATGTATTCCTGAAAAAAAGCGTGCCAAAAGAGATAACTCTCGAAGATATCGAGAAGGCCCAAAAGTGGCATAAACAGAACCGCCTTCTTCAGTTTTTCCCGGATGAAGGGCCTTTGCGCCGAGAGTTGTACGGCAAGCACATTGCGTTCTTTGCCGCTGGTGTAGATCACTCAGAAAGACTCGCCATCTCCGGTAATCGCTGCATTACTCCGTGGACTCCAATCGAAATGGAGCGCGCCACGCGCCGCTGCGGAGAAGTTCTCGGCGAGAAAGAGTTTGATGTTCGGTCGTGGGACGGTGGCTCTCGATGTACCAGGCGAGCATCTGGCGTGTTTCTGAAGGGCATAGAGCCAGCGTTTCGGATTCATCTGGACAACGGCCAGTTTTTTGACTGCACCCGTAGGCATCGGGTGTTGACGCGCGAGGGCTGGCTTTCACTCGACCAGTTAATTCAGCGCGCAGGTGGTCTGCGTTGCTGGGATAAAGAGAAAGATTTTGCGGCCAGTTGTGCTGGGGATGGTCATCCCCATGGTGGACAACCTCCTTTTCCGTCAGGTATCGGCCAATCTTCACTTCCATCATCAGCACATGTTCGCCTACATGGCCAGAAATCCTGGCGCGTGGGTGTAGCGGAACCCAGATTCGGATATAGCCGTACTTTTCAACCGAGCGCCCGGTTTTCCATTCTGGATGACCCGCACCAGATCGAGGCCCTGTGCGGGCAGTTCGCAGATCCAACTCTCGGCACGCAGTTTCTACAACATGTCGGCTTAGCCCGAGAACTTCAACCACTTCTCGCTGCGTTTTTCCGCTTTCGATCAGCGGACGGACCAACTCCATCTGCTCTGGCGTTACGGAGGATGTTCGGACTCCGTGAAAATCTATCTTCCGCCGCTGGCAATACGCGGCAAGAAGAGTCGTTGAAATCCCCATACGGTCGGCGATTTCAGATCGAAGCAATCCCTGCGAACGTAACGCAAGAAGTTCTTGGTGGCGACTCTGAAGCGGCGATATTTTTCCCATTTTACGGTCCTTTAATTGGCGGAAACTCTATCAGTTTCATAGTACCACTCGGTTATCAGCCAATACTAGACTTTACTGTAGAAGAAACTCACTGCTACGAATCTGGCGGGGTTATCCATCACAATACAGGGAAAACCAGCTCCCTCTTGTGCTTTGAAACTACCCTGCACTGCACTGGAGATTATCCGGATTGGTGGCCAGGCAGGCGGTTCGACCGCCCAGTAAACTGCTGGCTGATCGGCAAGACTTCCGAAACGACCAGGGATATCCTGCAAACGGAAATGCTCGGAGCTATCGAGCGGCAGCCTGGAAGTGCGGAAAAACTCAATCTTGGAACCGGCATGATTCCGGCTGACAGGCTGATAACAACGTCGCCAAAAGCTGGTGTGCCCGGCGCGGTCGATACTGTCTGGATCAGGCATAAATCTGGCGGCATCAGCGCCATCGGATTCAAGAGCTACGGTAAGGATCGCGACTCCTTTGAAGGCACAAAAAAGGATTTTATCGGTTGCGACGAGGAGCCGCCTAAGGACGTTTACGACGAGGCTCTGATGCGATTGATGGCCACAAGGCCAGACGATCCGCCGGGCTCGATGGTGGTAACATTTACTCCGCTCGAAGGATTCACGGAAGTAGTTTCCAGTTTTCTTGACTCCGAAGATCCCGATAAATATTACATAAAAATTCGGTGGATCGATTGCGCACACATCTCAAATTCCGAGATTGAGCGCATGTCACGGAAGTACCCCAAATATCAGCTTAAAGCCCGCTCTGAAGGTGAGCCTGGCGCTGGTGACGGGGTTATCTACGAACGTGACGTAGAAGAGCTGGTGGTACCTCCATTCAAGATCCCTGATTACTGGAAGCGCGCCTACGGCATGGACGTGGGGCGAACGGCGGTCGTTTGGGGTGCTGTCGATCCTCAGACCGACGTTTTGTACCTGTACGACTCCTACTTCAGCGAGGAGTACAACACGGTCGTTCATTTCGACGCCATTCAACGGCGCGGGAAATGGATACCGGGAGTGGTGGACCCTGGCTCACTCGGAAGTAGTCAGGTTGACGGCAGGAAGTTGTTTGAGATCTACCGCAAAATGGGGTTGGATCTCGATACCGCCGACAACACGGTCGAAACCGGAATTGGCGAGGTCTGGTCGCGGATTCAATCCGACCGACTGAAAATCTTTCCGACGCTGAGCCGATGGAAAGAAGAGTACGTGCGTTACCATCGCGCAAAAACTGAGACGGTATTCGGGATCGCGTCAAAAGTGGTCAAGAAAAATGACCATTTGCTAGACGCCACCAGGTATCTCGTCATGAGCGGGGTTTCCCGCGCCAAAGCCTTTGCAGTGAAGCCCCAAGTAGTTTCCGCCTGGGAATCCGGCAGTTTCGCCGAGGGCGGAGCGGCGGGCTGGCAGGTGATGTAGGCGTGCCTGCCCGCAGATCCCCAAAGACCCCGACGTTCTGCGAATGATCTTCGGTTTTTCTCTGCTGCTGATCCTTGCGGGGCTTGCTCTCGCAATAGCGTTGGGCAGGGTTGAGGAGAAAACCAGTTACGGCCTCATGCCGCTGCTGAGTGCGCTATCGGTCCTTGCGGGAATGTTCGCGCAGTGGGCGTTTAGCGCCAAGAATCGAGAGTAAGGTTTTAGCCGTGCAGCGGAGCGCGCACGGCACAGAGTTTTAACGCTGGGTGGCGCAGCGGTAGCGAACAACACAAAACGTCGTGAAGCGGGATTATCCGCAAATCGGCAAAGCAATCGTGCCCAGCAGCCCTTGTCTGCACCAGAGAGCGGATGAACTCCTGAAGTTCGTCAGTGAGTTGGAATACAAGATGGGCAAGATCGACGACTTGCTTTTCGGAGAGAACCCAGAGAGGGCCGAGATCCGCCCGCTCGCACCTTCTCTCGATCAGAAGATTGCCGACGCTTGCAGCCGGGTGGCCAGCCTTTGCGGTATGGCTGGAACCATCGGCAACAGGCTGGCGGGAACAGAGTAAAGCGGGGGAGGGCAATCCTCCCCAAAGGAAAAATCATGACCGACAAAACACTAAAAGCAGGCATTGGCGCGAAGGGCGAGATCAAGGGCGTGGCCGCCGTGGCGAACGGTTCCGGTCGCCCCTCGAACGACATGAACAAGGGCGTCACCGCTGGCGGCACGATGGGGCAGGCGGCTGGCATGGCGATGGGTGGCGTGAAGACCGCCGCGAACGGCAAAGGGCAGGACCGCCAGGACAGCGGGTCGGATTGCGGTTATTACAGGCAGGAGAACGACTGCAAGATGATCGACCAGAAGCCTGCCGGCGGGTCGGATTACAACAAAGAGCAGCGGTAATGCCTCGCACTGAGATCCTGTCGTCCACGGGGCAACCGCTTCGGCGTGCGATGGGATTCGTGCGAGAGTTCGTGAAGGCGGACGCTGGCGAGTCGAGCGCGGTGTCCGGCATCTACGTCGATGGCGGTTGGGCGTACGAAGACTCTGCGGCGCAGGGGAAGGACGGGCGGGAGAAGTGAGCGAAGCGGAATGGATCATCAGCAATGTCTTCCCGGACTACGATCCCTCCTTGGATTGGGTTGGAACTAACGGCGGGCATGGTGAGCTTCAGGGAACCTTGCTCGATTCAGTCAAGGCGGGCGACGTGCTGAAAACCGTGGATGGCCACTGTTCGGTGGTGCGGTATGTGGACCGCCTGACGCTTGTGACGAGGCAGCAGTGAACTCTGAAGTAAAGCTCGTCAATGATGCCGCCGTTCTGGCTGGCATCATACAGGGCGGCGAGCGGCTTACCGCCGAGGACGAGAGCACCTTCATGTTCATCCTTCGGGAGATGCGGGCAACTACGGAAACCGTCCGGCTGGCCCGCAAATTAGCGAAGCACTGCAACATGCCGCCGCTTTCACTGGATATACCAGAATGATTCACAACGCCAAGCCATCCTCTGTAGTCCAGCAAATCCAGTACGACCCAACCTCCCGCGACCTGACCGTGACGCTGCACGGTGGCCGCGCCTATACGTATCCCGATGTGTCGCCGGATACGCATAATGCTTTCGTGTCGGCTGGATCTCATGGACAGCACTTCGCAGCGGTGATCTCGAAGCTCCCTCATAAAAAATAGAAGCTCCCTCACAAAAAATAATGCAACGGTCTGAGCTGGAGTCGCTGATTCTGAAAAAGTACATCCTTCTCCACCAGTCGGAAGAAGCCAGCGAAGTAGACGCTCTCTCCGTGATGCGCTTCTCTCCTGCCGTCAACAGGCTATTTGACGCTCTACCACGGCCCTAATTAACCTTTGCCAGATTTATCGATAGCCACGGGAGTATCGACCGTAACGCAAACCTCGACTCCGGGCGGGGCGAACGGTGCTGTCGATTTCACTAACAAGGAATACGGCGATGCCTGGGTTCGCGTCCGAACGCTGGCGAAGTCGCGGTTCAATATCTGCGTAACGGCGTGGTCTCATATCCGGGCTGAGGCGAACATTGACCGCGAGTTCTACGCCGGTCAGCAGTGGGACCCTGGCGTTGAGTCAGACCGCAGGCAGGCGGGCCGCCCGTGCCTGACGATTAACCGGATGCCGCAGTTCGTCAAGCAGGTGACGAACGAGCAGCGGCAGAACCGCCCATCGATCCAGATCAATCCCGTGGACGATTCCACGGTTGAGGATGCTGAGATCCTGGAGGGCATGTGCCGCCACATTCAGGTGGACTCCGAAGCGGACGCCGCTTACGACACGGCTTCCCAGGCGCAGACGATTCACGGGTGGGGCTTCATCCGCGTTCTGACGGAATTCCTTCCGCGCAGTTTCGACCAGAAAATCAAGATCGCGCGGGTTAAGGACGCATTCAAGGTCTACCCTGACCCGTACTGCCAGGAACTGGACTTCGCCGACGCGCGGTACTGGTTCCAGTTCGAGGACATCCCGATTGACGAATACCGGGCGACGTACCCGAAGTCGGCAGTCGCCACGATGTCGGACTACGCCTCGACGGGCGACAGCAACTGGTTTCCAACGCAGTGCGTTCGGATCTGCGCGTATTTCTGGGTCGAAG